AGCCGTAACGTAGTCAACGCTGTTAATACGTTCCACTGAATAGCGGACATCGATTGGAGCGGCAACTGCTACACCGCCACCTTCTCCTGACGTTCCAGAACCTCCTGCTTCTGGGATAACAGAAGAACCGCGAGCACCACGCGAGTAACGCGCCATGCTTTCCCGCATCTTGCTTTCAGGGATGACGTATTCGCCTTGACCGCCTTCACCGACAACGGCGTTAGTAGGGCCGCCAAAATAACCACCTGAAGAGGCGAGAGTTGGGGGAGCTATAAATTGATCAATACCATTGATGTTAAGACCCCCACCTGTTTGAACAGACGCTCCCGGCAAAGTGGTTGGCGGGGTTTCACCGCCTCCACCGCTCATCCCAGCAAACAATCGAGCAACACCAATAGCGATGTACGTCGCAATCATTTGCTTTGCAGCATCCATTAAGATTGATGCAATGCTTCGCAAGAAATCAGCAAACGCTTCTTTTGCGGTTTTTGTACCCTCAACAACTGCAAGTAAATTGTCAAACAGTGCATCTGTTACTGGAACGGTGATTGCTAATGCTTCGTTAAAACGCGCCTGCGCTAACGCGGCTTCGTCTATAGCTGGTCGATATTCTTTAAAGTTAGCAATTTGGTTTCTAATACTTTCTTCTTGCTGTTCCAACCCTCTGCGGACAGTTGGGGATAAAGCAAAAATTTCTTGTTGCTCAACAACATCTTTTAATTTGGTTTCCATAAGATCTAGTTGCTCGTTAAAAGCAATCTGTTGATCTATTTCAAGCTGACGGCTGCCCCCAAAAAATGGATCTAACAGCTCTGTCTCACGCGCAAATGGGCTTGTTTGCCTAATTTGTTGCTGAGCTGATGTTGCTGCTTTAAGATTCTGCAGTTTTAACTCTTGTTCAAACTGCATTTCAGACAACTTAAACGCAGCTTCGGCCTGTTCCAATCTGGCTGCATCTATTGCAAACTGTCTTTCTGCTAAACGTCCTCTAAGCTCAAACTCTCTGTTTATAGAAGAAATTCTTTCTTCTTCTGTTACACCAATTAACGCTCTTTTATTTTCAAGGTTAAGCGTCATTTTGTTTATAACAAATTTATCTTTAAGCCCTTTCATTTCTTCGCCAAATAGATTAAATCTTCCTTGCTGTATTTGGTCAAATTGCAACTCCATATCTCTTTGTTTTTGAAGCATTCCTAATTGTTTTGTGGCTCCCGAAATTTGTTCTCGTTGAATTTGACGCTCTGCTTCTATACGAGCATTTTCTCTGGCTGCTTTAGCAGCGTTAATTTCTTCTTCAGTTAATCTTTGTGATAGCTCCAATTCTTGTCTTTTTTCGTCAGTAATTTTTCCTCGCAAATTAAGATTGATGATATTTAGCTTTTCGGTCAGACGATTAATTTGAAGATTGCCCTGAGCTACTGCAAGATCGTCCCTACGAGCAGAAAGACGTGATTCTTCTAATGCTGTTGTTTTTTCTGCAATATCAAGCTGCCCTCGTTCTATGCCCGCAATAGCGTCTAGCAACTCTCTCCTCTCTTTTAAAGCAGGTGCTGCGGCCTTTTCTAGTCTTGCAATCTCGCCCTCCACTCTTTCTATAGTAAATCCTTGAGAGCCAGCTGCTTTTAAACCTTTTAAATCTTCTCGTTTTTGCTCCAAACGTTGAATTTCAGGAGCCCCGCCCAATATATTTGCTATAGTTTCATTTACAGCTGTTAAAATTGGTGCAAAGCCAGCTGCAAGTCTGGCGCCAAATTTTGAAATAGAGTTTGCCGCTAAGTCAGAAGATTTTGATAATTTTTCTAAACTATCTACGCCTCTTTCGCCAATAATACTTTCTAGTTCTGATCCAAGAGAGGCCCGCGCAAGCGGTGCAATTCCTAATGTTTCTGCACGTCGCGCAGTCGTTCCAGTCGCAGTACCTCTAACGCCTACTGCTTCAATAAGCGTGTCTATTGAAGTGGATGCTTTGCTTACAGCATTTGCAAACTCAGTAACAGCTTGTGATGCCTTATCAAACTGTTGACCAAAAGCACTTCCAAGAATTTGGCCGCCAAACCCTAATCCAAGCGCACTACCAGCAAGCGATCCAATAGCTCCACCAGCAACAGACCCTACGCCCCCTCCAAACAACAAGGGAAAGCCGATACTCGCAGCCAAGTCACCTATCTGCCTTCCTCTTTTTCGCTTTGCTAAATCCCTTTCTTTTTTGCGTTCTTTGTTTAATTTTTCTAATTTTTTATTTTCTCTATCAATAGCCCTTTCATTTCTTTTACGAGCTTTTTCTTCATCATCTTTAGCTTTTTTCTGCGCTGCTTTTTGAGCAAGTTGAGCCGCCTCCTCTTCTACACTAAGTAGACCTAAAGCTTTTCTTCTTGCATTTTCTGTTGCAAGCGCAATACTGTCTAATTCTTTCTCTGCTCTTGCAAGCGCACCAACAAAGGTATCAAAAGTTTTTGTTCCGGCTTGAGTATTTGCAGCCAGTTGTTTAAAAGCAGAAACATACTCTCGCAGTCCCGCTTCTGTAGTAGCAAAACTTTTTTCGCCTTTGTTTAAAGCTTCTGCAAACGCAATTACGTCTTTCCTAGCTTTACCTAGTCGACCTCCGGCTGTTTGAGCTGCTCCGCCGATATTGTTAAGGTTTAGCGGTTTGTCGTTTAACCGTTTAACAACGCTTTCAAGTGACTTAGCACCACGAATAGCCCTGTTAAGAGCGGTTTCACCGTTTAACCGCAGGTCTAGGTTGATTCCAAAACTAGACACGGCAACCAAGCGACCTCAGTCAATCCTACCGTTTAGACATGGTTTGCGCTCTGCTGGACATTTTGGCATTCTGAACAGCCTTCTCTTCTTGCTCGTTTTTTAGTTCAAAAAACGCAGCCCACCCGACTAGCTCCTCTTGCGTCAAAGTCTGCGAAAGCTGAGCAACGGTCATGCCCAGCTCTTTCGCTAACGCATAGATAAAAAACCAGTCGCCCTTAGCTTTTGAGGTCTGCTTTCGCTTCCTCCACCTTGTTCTCCGTACCGGAGGCCAGCATTGCAAGTTGGATCTCCTGCAGCACAGCCGCTTCTACTGCGTTTTTAAGCACAGATACTTCACCATCCTGAAATAAACGCTTACCCTCGGCGTCCAGCGCTTTACGCACCATCATGCTTAAAGCAAAGTCAATGGCGTCGTCAGAATCAGCGTTTTTCTGAATCGACTCGCGCTCAGCAATGGTTAGGGGGTGCCAGTAAATCTCCAGTACCACTTCTCCATCCTGCTCAACCTGGTGCTTATACAGCTGACTTACACCAAACTTGTTGCGAAGAACTTCGGCAGCTCTCATTGAAAATTTGCGCTTCTTCAATACTATACTGTACTATGCGGTTGCAGTAAACCCGCAAGAAATTACACCGACAAAGTGTGAGCGATCTTCAATATCCAAAGGTGTCGGGCCAACAATGTCTAAAACACGCGGAGAACTGCTAAATGCGTCTGTATAGCCGGGCGCATTGACCGAGGTAAGCCCGTCAATAACAGACTCGCTGATTGCTGAAAGCACTGCTGTGCCGGCTGATTTGGGCACATACACATTGCACTGAATTGTTCCTGAATAATAATCTTGTGCTGCGCCTTGATTTTGGATAGTGGACTGCCCGAAGTTGACAGTCATCGAAATATATTTTTTAGTCTTGCCTGGCGTTGTAAAAGCAACGTTGTCGTACTTCATTAGCACTGTTGCGTCTGCTGCTGCCACAGCATCGGTAACTGCTTTTTCAAAAGCTGCTCTGGCGTTGACTAAGGTCATGATTACAGCTCGCTATAGCCAGTGTAAATCTTGCCAGCTTGCGTGCCAAAGGTTCCGACTCCTTGCCTACCGCCAACAGAAATCTTGGGCGTGCGTTCTTTAAACGCCTCATTAACCAACGCTTTCATTTCCGGTCCTTGCACAAACTGTTGAACTTTGCCATTTTCTAAGGCATAAATTGAATACTCTGCTGTATTGCCAATATATACGCGACGTTTGTAGTTGTAGGTCTTATCAGGAGGAAAAAATCTTGGATCAATTCTGTACTCTTTATTGGTAGAGTCTTTACTTTTGCGTTGTCTTATACCTGACCAAGGCGAAAAATCCTCAACTTTATCATCAGCTACTATTGGGGATGTGTGCGCTTTCCAGCTTGAAGCAAAAAATCCGGTGTAAACCGGACTTCGTTTCTTTGTAGCTAGGCGACGCATAATTGTTAAAATTAGCCTGTTGTAGCTTTGTTGAAGATGCGCTTCAACCTCATCTTTTATTTGTTGAGAAACAAGTTTAGTCATTAAAAACGCACCAGCAATTGGTACAAATACTCTTGATCGCCTTTAAACGTGCGAATATCTGTAATTTGAGCGACACGGTTTGATCCTGCATATTTAAGCGTCACCGTATCTTGAAACGTAGGCTGGTTATCTCCGATTTGATCGGGCGTGATATACAAACGAGCTTTACGCTCTTCACGCCCTTCTTCCTCTTCAGCATCAACAAACTCGACTGGAACGTCAAACGAATAAGCCGTATCGCTTGTCACCAGTGCTCCTGTGCTGGTGTTATACGTCGGAGATGCCTTGCGGGTGTAGGTAATCGTGTGATCAAAAGATTTACCTAAATCGGCAACAACCGACTTGGCAACACTTTTGAACAAACTGTCTAGCGCTCCAGCCATGTCAACCTCTTACAACGCGGACTTGATACGAACCACTGCCACCCAGACAGTAAGCGCCGAGATAAGACTGAAGCCA